ATGGCTGGCAAGCCTCAACACTGGAAAGAGCGCAACGGGCGTTACTCGGCCCGCGTCGTCATCCCTCCCCAACTTCGGCCATATCTCGACAATCGCGCGGAACTGGAAATTCAGCTAGGCGGCGACCGGCGCACGGCTCTCCGCAACCACGCCGCTGCCGTCGCTTCTATCCAGCGCCAAATTGGCATTGCTCGGCAAAAGCACGAAGCCGCAACCGGCCAGCGGCCGAAAGCCCCCTCCTACCCTCTCACAGCCCAGCAGATCGCCCTTCGCGACTACCAGAGCCAAATCGACTTTGATGCGGAGCTGCGGGCGAACGATTCCCGATATGCTCAGTTCGGCGTTGACCTTGATGACGCGCAACGCTTCCGAGACGGCTTCGCGGGCAAGCTGTCCGATGACGAACTAGAGGAACTGGTGGGCGCTCGCCTTGCCCGTGCCCGACTCGCCGGAAACACCGATGCCGCGAGGGGCACCGATAAATGGCGAGCGCTGGCGCAAGCGCTATGCGTGTCCTCTTACGAAGCGCTCGCTCGCGAGGACGAACGGAACGAAGGCGACTTTACCGGGAAGCCGACTCACCCGCTGCTTGCTGAAGCCCCGCCTATATATAATGACGAACCAGACCCGATTACCTTCGACAATATAATAGACGACGAAGTTAAGCGCCGGGCGCGCGGGAAGAACGCGAAGCCCCTGCCCGACCGCACGGCGAAGAAGTATCGCGACCATTGTGCCGCGTTCGCAAAGCGGCGCAAGAGTAAGAACGCGCTCACTGTCACGGCTGCAGAGGGCAAGGAATGGATCGAATCATTGCAGGACGCGGGCGAACTCAGCAACCGCACTGTTAAGGCCATGCTTCAGAACGTCCGCACGGTCATGAATTGGGGACGCCAGAACGACCCCACGAACTTCTTCCCGGCAGGCAACCCGCTCAACGGTATCAAAGCCCCCGACTTCACAACTCTGCCTTCTTATCTTCGCGCCTTCACTATGGACGAGGCCAACTTGTGCTTTCGGCGGCGCGGCAAGAGGACAAGGCTATGTTCCGGTGGATACCGTGGCTATGCGCCTATTCCGGGATGCGGGTTAGCGAAGCCGGGAATCTCCGCAAGGAAGACTTCTTCGAAATCGGTGACCGGTGGTTCTGGAAGGTCACGACCGTAGGCGCTCGCTCGCTGAAGACCGCCAGCAGTGAGCGCCGCATTCCAGTCCATAAGGCTCTTGTCGATGAAGGGTTCATTGATTTCGTGAAGGCTGCAAAGTCGGGACGGCTATTTAAAGGCGACACGAAGGACGCGATTCTTATTCAGCCCCGTATTAGCACATGGGTCCGCAGCCTCATCCCATTCGACAAGCGGCCCGAACTTTCGCCGAATCACGGCTGGCGTCACTTGTTCGAAGATTTGTGCCGTCGCGACCACGTGCCGGAAGATGCGCGCAACTATATGACCGGACGAACGGACGGCGGCTCTCAAGAGCTTTATGGGCGAAGCGAAGTGATGCTTCCCGGCCTGGCCGCTGCGATGGACCGAATAATACCGATCCGCTTGACTTGAGAACGTGGCATTTGGGAGCATAAGAAATTCGCCCTCGCCGAAGTTTTGGCGAGGGCGAACGCTGTATCAGATCCGACCCGAACCGGCGAAGAAAGACCGCAGCACTTCCTCGGAATTGACCTTGCCGAAGTAGCGCATGGACATATCGCCCGGATCGAAGATAACAGCCATGTCATGATCAGGGCTAAGCTCAGCGCAAACAGAATGAGCAAACTTGTTCGTGTCGAGTGGGGACTCTGCCAAGATAAACGACGTTGTGCTGTCCCAGAAGCCGCTTTTCGCGTAGGCAGCGGCATCTATAAGGGACTGCCGGCGTTCATCGTAGGTCCGGCCCTTCACGGTCTGGTTAGCGATACGGAACGAGATGCAATAAGAAGCCATGTTGCAATTTCCTTGTATGGCTTCAGCAGCGGCTTGACCCGTCTTTCGTTCGGGCTAGAGTAAGCTTGCATTCATATCAGGCCGCCCTGAAGGCTTGGTTGAAGTTAGGCACTGGGTTGCGCCCCAGTGCCCACATCTGTTATTGGCCCCACCGATTCGCGCAAGCCGTGCGGCTATTTTTCCCAATGAAATACACATAATTCACACATTGAAGAATTTATTCCTTCTTTTAGGAATATTTTCACAAACAAGGATTCACAAGGGAGTCCTAATGTGAGATTCTGTCCTCAAATTAATTGAGGACAGATTGTCTATTGTTTGTGAACATTAAGAAGGCGGCGATGATGCCGCTTAACAACCTCATCGAACAGAAGGCATATACTCTCCTCGATGCCCGCCTTTCCGAATTGGTTGGCACTCGACCTACTTACTCAGGCGTGAATATCGGCGGGCAGTCGGCACTTTATGTTCCGGCTGTTCTTCAGGCTATCCGGTTGATCTCCGAGAATATTGGATCGCTTCCTTGCAAGCTCTATCGGGAAACCGCAGACAGCAAGGAAGAGGCCAAGGATCATCCCGCCTATCGCATCGTCCACAAGCGGGCGAACGAATATACGGGCGCGGGTGAGTTTCGCGTGGCCCTCACTGCCGACGCCTTTACTCACGGCAACGGCTATGCTCGCGTGATCCGGTATCCCGACGATGGCCGCCCCTACGCTTTCGACTATCTAGAACCTGGCAAGGTCACGACGCTGAAGCATCCGCTGACCGGCGCGCCGGTCTATCGTGTTTCCGAAGAAGACGGCGGCACCCGCGATTATCCCTTCACCGAAATTCTTCATCTTCGCTCGTTTCTCGGCAAGTCGCCGATCTCGTTCGGCAAGGAAGGCATCGGCCTCGCGTCCATCCTTGAGCGCCACGGCGCGCAGTTCTTTGGCTCCGGCGCTCGACCGACCGGCATTTTTACCAATGAAGGCAAGGCCGTCAGTGGCGACGACGCGAAGGGCGCGAAAACGGTCATCAGTATTCTAAAGTCGTTCCGCAAGTGGAAGGACAGCGGGAACGGTGATCCGCTCATTATAGACGGCGGTTGGAAGTATGAGGCCCAGACGATGGCCTCGACCGATGCGCAGTTCATCGAGAATCGCGATTTCCAGCTTGATGAAATCGCCCGCATCTTCGGCGTTCCACCGCATCTCGTATTCAACTTTAAGCGCCAGACTTGGAGCAACGCCGAAACCATGGGCGCGGCGTTCCTCACGCTTTGCCTGAAGCCGTGGCTGGACCGCTGGACGGATGCCCTTGCGACCGTCCTTCTCAGCGAAGACGAACAGGACAGCCATTCTTTCGAGTTTGTGACCGACGACCTCATGCGTGCCGATGCGGCCAGCCGCACCGCGAACATGACCGCCTTGGTGACGAACCGCATCATGACCCCGAACGAAGTCCGGGCGATCCTGAACCTTCAGCCGCTTCCGGGCGGCGATGAACTCACCAATCCGCACACGACCAGCAACGCCGCGCCGGTTCCGGCCCCGGCGAAGGAACCCGCATGACCGAACACCGCGCCTTCTTCGGCGACGGCGAAAAGCTATTCGCCTTCCCGACCCGCGAACTTATCGAAGAGCTTGAGCGCAAGACCGGCCAGCCTATCGGCGCGCTTTTTCGCCGGTTCCAGAACCATGACTTTTCGTTCTCCGACCTGACCGAAGTTATTCGGCTCGGCCTTATCGGTGGTGGCGCTTCGCCCGCCGACGCCGACCGGCTCGTGTCTGTCTATTCGATCGGTCGTCCGCTCACCGAAAGCTTCCTCATCGCGCTCGGCATCGTCACGGCGCTGTTCCTCGGCAACGCTGAAGAAGACGCAGAATGAGCGAACGCCTCGAATTCAAGGCCGCGCTCACGGTTGACGACGCCGGCACTATCACCGGCATTGCATGGCCTTTCGGTTCCCCGGATCGCGTCGGCGACGTGATCGAAAAGGGTGCGTTCGCCTCGCCCGAAGTCCTGCCGATGCTGTTCGCCCATGATCAGGGGCAGGTTATCGGCGTTTGGGACCAGATCGAAGAAACCCCGGACGGTTTGACCGTCAAGGGCCGCTTGCTCGTGGACGACGTTGAACGCGCCCGCGAAGTCCGCGCCATGATCCGCACGAAGGCCGTTTCCGGCCTGTCCATCGGCTTCCGCACGAAGGCAGCGAAGCCCCGTCAGCGCGGGCGCACGATTACCGCCCTCGACCTTCACGAAATCTCAGTTGTCGCCGTCCCTAGCCATCCCGGCGCGCAAATCACGTCAGTAAAGGCCGCCGATGGCACGGCAGACCAGAAGGAAACCATCTTGGAAAATGAAGCAGAACTTGAAGTGAAGAACGATCCGGTGATCTCGCCGGAAGATTTGAAGGCACTCAAGGCCGACGTTGCGACGATCAAGGCGAAGCTCAATCGCCCGACCGCCGCGAACAACAATCACCCGGTGCCGGCCAATGACAACGGCTTTGAGCGTAAGGCTTTCAACCTGTTTCTTCGCCGTGGCGTCGAACGTATGTCCGCCGACGAAGTGAAGGCGCTCACGGTCGCCAACGACACGAACGGCGGCTTCCTCGCCCCGGAAGAAGTCGGCAATGAGCTTATCAAGCTTCTGTCCGAATACTCGCCGATCCGCAGCTATGCCCGCGTCGTCTCGATCTCTGCCGAGTCCATCAAGTATCCGCGCCGCATGTCCGGCACCGCTGCAACGTGGGTGGACGAAACCGAAGACCGCACCGAAAGCGGCATGACGTTCGAACAGGTCACGCTGACGCCTATCGAGCTGGCGACCTTCACCGACGTTTCGAACCAGCTCCTCGAAGACAACGCCTATGGTCTTGAGGGTGAACTTCTGTCCGACTATGCGCAGTCGTTCGGCCAGACCGAAGGACTTGCATTCGTCAAGGGCACGGGCATCAAGCAGCCGAAGGGCATCATGACCGCTTCCGGCATCAAGGAAGTGAAAACTGGCGTTGCCGCTGCCTTCCCGACCACGAGCCCGGCAGACGTGCTTATCGGCATGTATCACGCCATTGCGACGACGCACGCCAATAACGGCGTCTGGCTCATGAACCGCAACACGCTCGGCACTATTCGCCAGTGGAAGGACAGCACGGGCCGTTATCTCGTTCTCGACCCGATCACCGCAGGTGGCGTTTCCACCCTGCTTGGCCGTCCGATTGTCGAGATGCCCGACATGGACGATATCGGCGCAGGCAAGTTCCCGATCCTTTTCGGCGACCTGACCGGCTACCGGATCGTTGACCGCGTCGGACTTTCGACCCTTCGCGACCCCTACACCCTCGCAACGAAGGGACAGGTTCGCTTCCACGCTCGTAAGCGCGTCGGCGCTGACGTGACTCACCCTGACCGCTTTATCAAGCTGAAGGTCGCGGCCTAATTATGAACCTTCAGCGGCCCGCATTTGAACAGGTGACGATCGCGCACGGTGGCAACTCCGTGACGCTTCGCCCTTCTTTGCGGGCCGCCGCGACTCTTGAGGAACGCCACGGCCTGCCGGCACTGTTCCGCGCCCTGAACGACCTCAACTTGACTATCATTTCCGACATCATCCTGACCGCGTCCCTTCCTGGTCATGATGCAGCGGCTTTCTTGTCCTCAACCTCGGGAAAGCCGCTCTTCCCTTTCTTCATGGCCGCGCAAAAGCCGCTCGCCGATCTCGTGTCCATGTTCATGCCCGCGCCCGATCCGAAGGCCCCGCCTTCCACCGGCACCGGCAAGCCTATGCCGTGGTCCGAAGTATTCGCGACCCTCTTTGACAGCGCGACCGGCTGGCTTGGCTGGACGCCGGACGCTGCTTGGAACGCGACCCCGACCGAAATCACCCGCGCCATGTCCGCGCACTTTGACCGGCTCGTCAGGACTGGCGTCCTCGTTCGCGACAAGACGACCGCAAAGGCACCCGACCCTGAGCAGGCCGCGCGGAACATCGCCGAAAACCTGGACCCCGAATTTGACCGCGCCGGGCTTCGCGCCCTCAAGGCGAAGATCTCACAAGGAAACTGAGAATGATCGACCCCTTCGAACAGTATGCCCGTCCGCACCCCGGCACCTTCGACCACGCTCTTGCGATCACCCCGGACAATGACAACGATTTGTCGGTTGCTCCTAGCCTCATTTGGCTTGGAACGCCCGGCGACGTGCGGATTACCGCAATGAACGGCGAGACGGTCACGCTCAAGAATCCGAAGTTGCTGCCCTTCCTCTTTGCGAGGGCGAAACGCATCCACGCGACCGGAACCACGGCCAGCGACATCGTTCTGTTGTGGTAATCATGAGCTTGCCGCCTCGCATCTGCTCTTGTGGAAACGTCGTGCCTCATGGCGAGCTTTGCGCTTGTCAGAAGAAGGCACGGCAGGAACGTGGTGCGCGTCATGACGCACGGCGTCCTTCAGCTCGTGCGCGCGGCTATAACCATGAGTGGCGCAAGGCCCGCGCCGAATACCTCGCCACGCACCCGCATTGCCGGGAATGCAGCAATCACGGCGTCACCCGCCATGCTACCGTCGTGGATCACATCATTCCGCATCGTGGCGACCAGCGCTTGTTTTGGCACCGCGCCAATTGGCAGCCCCTTTGTGCGCCTTGCCACAACAGCGTGAAGCAGCGGCAGGAACAGAACACCCTTAGTAAAAATCGGAACCAGAGCTTTGAGGCAGCGGAGTGTCAGTGAATTGAAAGACGTGATTGTTATTGGTCTGGCAGCGCCTGTAGTCGCCGTTTCCCTGAAGGAAACTAATCAAGTGGTCTCGATTCAGGCAAACCGGGCAAATGAAATGCACAGGTTGCCCGTTGGCCATATCCTCCTTGAGTTTGAATACTACGTCGCCTTCCCGAGTTTGAGTAAGCGCATATCTAGCCTTCTCTCTTTCGAACTCGTCCTGCCGCAGCATTTCCCGGCTCAGTGTCTTCAGGGCTTGGCTCAGTTGAACATTTGTCATGTTTGCCATGGTCAGTTCAGTGGCCAAGTCGTTCAGGAGCTTGGAGGCTTCGCTATTGTCCGGCGTCTTACCTGCCTCGAAAAGCCCCTTAATGGCCGCGATGGTGGAAGTCGCTTTTCCGGTAAGACCCACTGCACTGGAAGCGAGGCCAAGCACTTCGTTGATCGGCGTAAGATCCATTCTGCTGTTCTCCGCGCGGCGCAGTTGCTGACGGCAGAAGTCTATCTGGCTTCAGTGACATCGCACAAGGATGGCCGGGGGGTAATCCGCAACTTTCCGCGATGCATGGGGACCGGCGGGGGGAGCACCGCGCAAGAGACCCCGAATATAACTTTTTCAAGGAATGAAGCATGACCGCAGTAGGTCTTGATCTCGCCAAGGCTCATATGAAGGTGGATGGAACCGCCGAAGATGAGCTTGTTTCCCTGTATCTTGAGGCCGCAGAGGCGTGGTGCGGGAATTACATCGGCAAGCCGATTGCCGATCTCGCCCCCGTTCCGGCAGACGTGAAGCTTGCGATTTTAAAGCTCATTTCCTTCTATTACGAGGTGCGCAGCCTCGCGACTTATGGCCTTTCCGTCGATATGGCACCGCAGGGCGTGACCTCCATCCTCGATAGCTATCGCGAAAAGTGGTTCACCGATGGCGAGTAACGGCTTGAAAGAGACCCTTGCCGCGATGGAGCGCGTGAAGCTGGCCGCGAAAGAAGCGGCTATGAAGCAGCTTATCAAGGGCGCGAACGACGTTGCCGACTTGCAGAAGCAGCTTGCGCCGGAGGATAGCGGCGCGCTCGCCGACAGCATCGCCGTGACGCTGCCCGGCCACACGACGCCGCCTTATTCGCAGCCGGGCGGTTCCCGCGTGGTCGGTGAAAATCAGGTGGTCGTCACCGCCGGCAATAGTGACGTTCGCTATGCGCACCTTGTCGAGCATGGAACCTCGCAGGCAGAAGCGCAGCCGTTCTTCTTCCCCGGTTATCGCCTGCTTAGGGACAAGGTGAAGCGCTCCACCGGTAGCGCCTATGGCCGCGCCGCTCGCAAGGAGTGGAACCGTAAGTGATTGAACCGACCTTGGCCCTTCAGACCGCAATTCGCGGCGCGCTCGTGGATGCGCCGGGCGTTGTTGCGCTCGTGCCCGCCGATCATATCCGGGCCGGCAGCACTCGGCCCGACAAGACGCCGTGCATCATCATGAGCGACGGCAACACCGCTTTGCACGGTCACGACTACACCGCCCAGCGCACGGCATGGGTTTATCTCGACCTTCATATCTGGACGCTGGACGCCGGACAGGACGCAGCAAAGGAAATCGCGGGTGCTGTCATCGCAGCCCTCGATAAGCCCCTGAATTTTGAGGGGTGCGACTGCGATCATTTCCGCGTCAAGCGCTCGACCTTCCCGCGCGATCCCGACCCGGCTTATGGGCATGGCGTGCTGTCCGTTGAAGCCTTCATTCGGTGGATCGTCTGATGCTGAATATTGGCAACATGGATCGCCGCATCACGATTGAGGGCGAAACGGAAACGGTAAAGCCGTCCGGCAGCGTCGTGAAGACGTGGGCGCCGCTCGCAACCGTATGGGCCGAAGTCCTTCAACAGACGGCGAGCGAATTCTTCACCGGCTACGGCGATGCCGAAACCGGCACCGTGATTTTCCGTATTCGTTATCGCCCTGGCATCACGACCGCCGAACGCGTGACCTATGACGGCACAGCCTACGGCATCGAGGAAATCAAGGAACTCGGCAGGCGTGATGCGCTGGAACTTCGCGGCGAGGCCCTGAAGTGACGCACCTTCGCGGCATCAAGCCGCCGATTCCGACCGATAGCAATGCACTGACGAAGGCACCGGCAGCGCCGAAGCACCTTTCACCGTATGCGCGCGCGGAATGGAAGCGGATCATGCCCGGCCTCATTGAACGCGGCATCATCACGCGCGGCGATCTCGGCGGCATCGAGGATTTGTGTATGGCGCGCGGCTTCGCCCGTGAAGTCGAAGACGCCCGCCGCGCCGCACCGATGGATAAGGTTCTGTTCGGGATGCAGAACCGCGCCTTGCAGACGGCCCGGCAGCTTGCCGCCGAATATGGCCTCTCGCCCACGTCGCGCGCCCGCGTCGGCAGTGCCGCGAGGGAAGATGATGATAGCGACAACCCGCTTATGGTGCGCTGATGAGCATGAGCGCCTTTCCGGCATGGGTTTTCGACAACAGCCCGATTGACGACCCGCTAGGCTACGGCGACCGCGCGGTGCGCTTCCTTCGCGCTTTACGTCACCCGGCCAGCACCGCACCGAAGCACGCTTTCCAGCTTTACACGCCGTTCGAACGGATCACGAAGGGCATCTATGGCCCGCGCAACCCTGATGGCACCCGCGTCGTGAAGAAGGCATTCCTGATGCTTGGCCGTGGCAACCGGAAGACCAGTCATGCCGCCGCGTGGTCGCTTTTGCACCTGCTTGGCCCTGAAGCAGTCCCGGCCGGACAGGTGATCTTTGCGGCTTGCGACCGCGAACAGGCCGGCATCGGCTTCCGCGAAGCCGCAAATATCGTCCGCATGGATCGCCGCCTTGTGGCTGCGACCAAGATCAATGACGCCTTTAATTCCGCCAAGCAGATTTTGAACCGCCAGACCGGCGCGACTCTGAAGGCAATTTCCAGTGATGGAAGGGCGCAACATGGCACTACGCCGAACTTCATCCTTATGGACGAAATTCACCAGTGGCCGAACCGCGACCTGTTCGAAGCATTGGATTCCGGCACTACGAAGGTCGCGGACCCTCTTACAATAATCTGCACCACGGCAGGCCGTGGACAGGATAATCTTGGCTTTGAACAGTATGACTATGCCTACAAGGTCGCGACCGGAGAGATTGACGACCCGACGGTGTTGCCGATCTTGTTTCAGCTTGAACCCGGTGACGACTGGCGCGACGAAGGCACTTGGCTCAAGGCAAACCCCGGCTTGCCCTATGGCTTCCCGAACATCGTCGGTTTACGGAACAAGGCGAAGGAAGCAGCGAACAGCCCGCCCGCCCGCTACCAGTTCCAGCAGTTGAATCTGAATATGTGGCAGGCCGCTTCCCGCGATCCGCTGTTTGATATGGCCGTCTATGACGCCGGACACGATAAGGGTTTCGACCCCGCCGACCTTGAAAGCTTGCCGTGCTGGCTTGGCGTGGACTTGTCACGCTCCGGTGACTTGACCGCGCTTGTGGCCGCGTTCCGTCATGAGGATGGCCGGATCTCGCTTCACCCGTGGTTTTATCTGCCGTCCGAAGGGTTGGACGACAAGGCCAAGGTTGAACAGGTTCCCTATCCCCGCTGGCGCGACGACAAGCTGTTGAACGTCATTGACGGCCCGGTGATCGAACCCGACGTGATCGCCGACCAGATTATCAACATTTGCGGCACCTACGACGTTCGCGAAGTCATCTTCGACCCGTCGCTAGCCGGGCCGCTCATGGCTAAGCTCATCGATCACGGCATCAACGTGCTTCAGCTTCCGCAGACGGCCAAGCACATGCATGGCCCGATTTGCGACCTCGAGCGCGTTGTGAATGGCCGGCGCATCCGGCACGGCGCGCACCCGATCCTTCGCAACCACTTCGAAAGCGTCGTGGTGAAGCGGGCGACCAGCGCAAGCGAATTGACCACGATGCACAAGGGCACCCGCCACAGCAACCATATCGACGGCGCTGTCGCGTCCGCGCTGGCCGTCTTCAGGGCCGCTGCGAACGATAACCAGCGCTCAATTCATGACCTCCCTCCCGAAGAATACGACCGGCTTTTTGATGAAGCCGAAGCAGCATAAGGACTTTTCGCATGGCAGATGATGGCCAGCAGCTTCTTCTTACTTTCGACGCCAAGTTTGAAAGGTATCTTCGCAACTTCGAACGGGCGCAACAGCAGACCGACCGGCGCTTCCGGGCAATGGAACAGCGTTCCAAACAGGCAAGCGACCGCATGGAAAGCGCCTTCGCGAAGGCCGGCAGCGGTATTCGCAACACCTTCAGTTCGATCGGCAACGTCTTCGCTGGTATCGTGTCGGCGAAGGCCACGAAGGATCTCATTGATAGCTCGATCAAGATCCAGAACCAGCTCAAGACGACCGGCCTTGCTGGCAAGGAATTGAAGGGCGTCTACGACGAGCTTTTCGCATCCGCGTGGAAGAACGCCACGCCGCTTGAAGCCCTCGTGACGCTCTATAGCCGCACCTCCGGCGCAGCTAAGGATTTGGGCGCAAGTCAGCAGGATTTGCTTAGGTTCACGGATGGCGTGTCGCTCGCAATGCGCGTTTCCGGCCAGTCGGCAAGCGAAAGCGCGGGCGCACTGCTTCAGCTTTCCCAGGCGCTCGGCGGCGGGAAGATTCAGGCCGAAGAATATAATAGCCTTCTGGATGCCGGCCGCCCGATCCTTCAGGCCGTTGCAGCGGGATTGTCCGACGCGGGCGGCTCGGTTTCGAACCTCACGAAGCTCGTGAAGGATGGCAAGGTTTCGTCGGAAGCCTTCTTCCGCGCATTCCTTGCCGGTCTTCCGACCCTTCAGCAGCAGGTGGCCGGATCGGAAGCGACCATTTCCAGCAGCTTTGTGCGCCTTCAGAACGTGCTTATCGACGCCGCAGGGCGCTTCGATCACTCCGCGAAGGCGTCGAAGGCATTTGGCTCTGTCATTGATGGAGTTGCGGCCTCTATCAGCGCCGTGAACTTCGATAACTTGATAACCCAGATCGAAGCAGTCACGACCGCCGTTCAGAATAGCATTGCGACCCTGAACAGTTGGGCGGACACGCTCGGCACGATCTCCGGCGCGGGTAATCTCGGCGACTTGATTGTTTCGTCACTGCCCGGCGACACGACGGTTAAGAATGTCCTCGGCATGAAGGTTGTTCAAACCGATCAGGTGCAGCGCCGCATCACTGACGCATTTGACGCACCGGCCACGAATTCCGGCGGACTCACGCCCGAACAGATCAAGGCGTTCGCCAGCAATTCCGGCGCGATAGCAGGCGCAGAAGCGGCAGCGAAGGTTTCCCGCCTTCCGGCTGCACCGAATGCGCCGGCAGCGGTCAAGCCCGTATCGCTCGCCGATTATCCGATTGCGCCCACGAGTGCCGCGCCCAGCAGTGCGGGCCGTGGGGGAAGTGGTGGCAGGAGCGGCCGCGACAGCTTCGCCAGCGACCTTCAGGAACTTCAGTCACGCACCCAGGCGCTTCAGTCGGCGACGGCAGCGCAGGCCGCGTTGAACCCGTTGATTGACGACTACGGCGCAGCACTGGCGACGGCGCAGGCGAAGCAGCAGCTTATGAACGCTGCCCAGCAGCAGAATAAGACCGTGACGCCGGAGATGGCCGCCCAGATCGATGTGGCAGCGCAGGCATATGGGCGGGCGACCGCAGCAGCCGAACAGCTTCAGGAGCAGCAGGACGCCGTAAGGCGCTCGGCAGAAGAAGCCCTTGGCACCGCCCGCGACGTGACGCAGGGGCTTATCACCGACCTTGCCAGCGGCAAGAGCGGCGCGGAAGCCCTGTCTAATGCGCTTGCCAAGATCGGCGATGCGATCTTGAACAACCTCTTGGATAAGGTATTCGACCTGAAGAACTTCACCGGCACCGGGAGCGCCGGGGGCGGTTTCCTCGGCGTCATTGGTTCCTTGCTCGGCTTCTCGGACGGTGGCTATACCGGCGACGGCGGGAAGCACGAGCCGAAGGGCGTTGTCCACGGTGGCGAATTCGTCGTGACGAAGGAGGCAACGCGCCGCATCGGCGTCCAGGCGCTGAATGCAATGAACTATGGTCGGGTGCCCGGTTATGCCGAAGGGGGCTATGTCGGCAGCGCCCCGGCGCTTCGCAAGCCCGATCTCGTCGTCGCGAACGGCAACGCCGCGCCGGTCCAGCAGATCAATATTTCTTCTGCGATCACCGTCAACGGTAGCGCCGGAACGCCCGAACAGAACACCGACCTCGCCCGCAAGATGGCCCGCGAATACGAACAGTCCATGCGTGGCGTTGTTGCCGACGAAATCCGCAAGCAGACGCGGCCCGGCGCGTTCATGAACCAGAGGGCGCGCTAATGGCAGGTTCATTTGCAAACGGTCTGAGTTATGCAACTCTAGGAAACGACACTCAAAACAATATGGAGTCAGACGCCATGTGGTTGACTTACCCCTTCAAGGTGAACGCAGCGCTTGCGGCCATGGCTATTCCCCCTCAGACCTTCACATCTGAATGGCGTTCTGAACTTCAGCGGCTTGGATATTCCTCCAAGCTGACGCCGCAAGAAACAGCTCTCCTGATGGTCGCTCACGGGCTTGGCATCCACTACCCGCTCGATGTGGAACGAGCCATTGGCGTCTGGCGCCATGAACGAATGATTGACATTTCGAAGCCGAGTGTCGCCGAAGCGCTTAGCAAGATGGGTTTCAGTATTTAGCTCACCGAACCGGCGAGGACAGCAAGAGAGACAATCCAGACTGAAGGGAAGATCTGCTACAGCGAGTCACTGGCACGTTTCGTGCGCCCGGACGTGTTGTTTCTCATCCGACGCCCGGAACGCCTCTCAGGGACTCGCTACAGCGGAAACGCGGAACGACCCGCGCCCCGCTAGAGATAGGTTCCGCGATCGGGAGCGCAGCGACCGAGCCGGAACCCTCTCACATCGACATGGGATAGTTCCCGACCGAAAGCTCTCTACCCGCCCGCAGGATTTAGAGAACCTTCCGGGCGGGCGTTTCACTCGACAGCGCCGCTAGGCGCTGGCAAGGCCGAAGGCCGCGCAGGGAGCCGCCTGCGGCGGCGAGTGTCCGGCGACGTTATGGCGAATTCTTCGTCTTTTATATGTATCTTATTATCTAGTATCTACGTCCGTAATATACGTGCAATAACGTCGCCGGACATTTAGCCATTCCTAATTCGCCATAACGTCGCCGGACTTTCCGCCCCATTTCTGCCATCATATTACTCCAATATTGGATTATTATTTGATCCCCGGAGCATCCCTTGTCTAAACCTGATTCCCTTCGCCTTTCTCCGCGCCGCCTCGAACAGCTTCACGCCATCGCGGGCGCGCTCGGCCTGTCCGTCACTGAAACCATCACCCACATGATCCGAAGGGAAATCGCCGCTGGCACGATCCCGGCAGCAGTTCCTGGCTTTGCCGTGAAGAAGGAAGCAGACGGCGTTTCCATCCAGATCGATAACGGCCCCGGCAAGACTTATAGCGTGGAAGGTGCGAGGGCGCTGGCAGCGACCATTCGTGGAACCGTTGCCGGTGAGGTCGGCGTCTTCAGCGTCAAGCATGGCTACAGCTTCATCCGGCTTGGCAGGGGCTTCAAGCTCAGCTCACCGATGCCCGGCTCGGAAGTCAGTATGACGGGCGATCTCGCTATTGATCTTGCGGAACAGATCGAAAAGGCCGCAGCATAAGAAAAACCCCGGCGAGTGCTTAATGCGCCGGGGTCTTAAGGTCACAATCCGCTTCAAAGACTGTTCACAATGATTAGCAAAACAGACGAAGATAGTCAACATTTATTGAACAATGACGCGGCGACCGCGTCCGGCGACGTTATGGCGAATTTCATGGCAAGCAGCCCGGTTGACCCGAAGTTGGCAAGCGGCTTCGACCTCACCGAAGACGACATCGCCGAGATTGTCGCCTATGACGAACAGCGCCCGCCCTCACGGCATAAGGCAGTGTTTGAGGCTTGGCAGGAACGGCACCGAGCAGATATCGAGCGCAACCAGCGCACCGGCCATATCGCACAGGGGCTCGACGCCATTGACGAGCACCGCAAGACGCCGGAAGGACGCGCCGACTACAACGCTAATCGCCGAGAGAAGCGCAGCAAGGACGCCAATGCAGAGGGCCGGACCATTAAGCCCCGGAAGCGTCACGAGACGCAGGACGAAAGTGTGCGGGCCCACGCCGCCGCGAAGCTCGGTTATAAGAGCCGGCAGAAAGCCGAATTTGCCTTATTGTCGCCGGACGAGCAGCAAGCCATCCGTGACAAAGAGGCGGAGCGGAAGCGTAACAAGCGCAGAGAGAATGAGGAGAAGGCCGCGCAGGCGCTTAGGGATAAGGCCATCTTCTAACTATTCGCGCACTACCTACCGCGCTTCCTCGGCGATCCCGCTATAATTGTCCATGTCAGTCATTACTGGCGTTCTGACTGACATAGGGCGCTTGCTAACACCTGCCCCTGTATGGACACCCCTACGTTTACATGACGTAGGGGTGTCTTTGTGAAGGCGGTAAGTAAGCATTTACTTATTCTAATTTGAATTCAAATACTTAAACCGAAACATGCTTGCCAAATCATTAACATTGAATCATCCGTGTTGCTGTTAGCAAGCAACAAGGAGCCTCCACCATGCAGGAGCAATTCATTGAACTCGACCGCTACAATCTCGCCATCGCCGGCCTTGAAGCAATCGCCCGCACATTCGAACCGGCCGCGCCTGACGATCTCCGCACCCGGATTATAGAAGTGCTCGGCGATCTCGGCGTGTGGCCGGAAGACTGCTTGGAGCAACGGCATGTCACGCCGCGTCTGGTCGCTTGACTTCCTATATTCGTTTCGTTACATGCAGATTGTAACGAAACGAGATTGAGGCTCAAATGGCTAAAACGCCAGCAGAACGCACCCGTGAGCATCGCGAACGCCTTATAGCAAAGGAGCGCGAAAAACTGCTTCAGCCTATCCCGGCACCCGCTTACGTCCAGACCCCGTTCCATGCCTTCATGGAAGGCCGTCATGTAGACTTCGAGGAAAACCTTGATGCTTACGGCGTCCAGATCAGCGGCACCGATCTCGGCGAGGAAGTGCAGAAGTTCGAAACGGAAGCGCCGTGGGACAGGTCATTCACCTCGCTCGAACGAGCGAGAGGCATGATGGGCGTCTTCCTCGACGCCGCGAAGGAACTCGCGGCCCTAATCAATGAATACAAGCTTCAGGAAATTGAAGCCGCCATCGATGCCGCGCACGAAGTCAGTGCCGACTTGCCACGTGGCGATGTGGAAGCACTCAAGAAATCCTTTGCCGAGATTGAACGCCTAAAGGCTATCCGATCGGAGCTTAGGAAGCCGATGCGGCACACCCTGCTTAGCGTCGATGCGAAGGGCGAATAGCTCATGAAGCAATGCCCTACCGGAAGCGGCGGGAACCGCCCCGGCAGGTCTGAAATGCCGACTACCAATCAACATTCAAAAGCCCTTGAGGGCTGGAAAGGCTTATACCATGTCGAAGACCGACAAGGAACTGTTTCGCGAATACTTGGCATCCAAGGAATCGGGTAACGGCGAAGACACCGTTTTCCGCCTCTATCTGACCGGCCACGAGTGCTTCGGCATCGACGAGATGCTGAACGACGTTGTGAACAGCATCGTCAACGCCGACCCGGAGCCGGTTCAGGAACTCGACTTTTTGATGGATGAATTGCGCGGGCTTCTTCATAACCTCGCCCACGTCAAGAAGGGTTTCCTTGCCTACAAGGCTGCTCAGACTGGCGAGGCCGCATAATGGCTCCCTCCCCGGAACTGAAGCTCATGGTGTCAGGTGTGGCCCTCGATCCGCTGGAAGCCAAGAGGGCCGCAATCCTCGCCCGGCAGGCCGATGCGCGACGTGAACTCGCCTCGCTGACCGATTGCGAACCTGAAACGGACGAACACGAGCCGTCCATTCGCGCGCGGTTGGCGTGGCTTGGATTGCAGAAGGCAACCAAGAGGGAGCTTCGCGAAATCATCGTGAATGCTATGGAAAGCGATCGCAACCTCTAAGCGCCTCATCACGGCCCGCCCTCACGGCGGGCCTTTTCCTTTTGGAGCTATCATGTCCAGCAGATACGAAGGGCTATCCGCCGAAGAAGCCGACGACGTTATGAGGGGCACAATTGGCTCCCTCATCTGTGAGATGCTTGACGAATCCCGGCGCATGACGCGCAAGGAGCTCAACGAGCGCGATATCTTCGAATGGTCGAACTATGTGGCCGGTTTGATCGCGGTCGTTATCGAGAACCGGCGACGGGGCGCACCGTGAAAACGCGTGCTGAAAGGCGGCGCGAACGAAGAAAGCAGTGGTTCGTTCAAGCCGAAGTCGAGGACTTCATTCGTCAAGAATATCCCGCCTGCCCGGAATTTGCAGTGGTCTATTTCGCGACCCGCATTTGCACCGTGCCGAAGAACTGGCGTAGCGCGCCGATCTCCGAAGCCGTTGATGTGACGATGCAGAACATGCTTCGCCACCAACTGACTGATTACGATCAGCTGATGTTGATTGGAGTTCGGCGGAAGGAAGCCCGGCGACGGGTTCAACCGAAGGTCAACGCCATCATTGATGGCTGGAAGAAACAGCGGCCCGAAATGGTTGCTCAGCCGGTTGAGAAGCGGATGGATCCGAGAGAATTCGCAGCCGAGCTACTTATCACCGACAAGGTAATCATGGATCGCCTCGCCAAGTAATGAGCGTCAGAGCAGCACAACATCCGCGGTTGAAGATCGGCGAACTCCCTCTTGTTTGGGGTTGCATTCGTCGGCACAATCTCCCGTGGCAAAGGGGAGTTACTCGATGAAATTTGATTTCAGGAGCACGGTGCACTTTGTGCGTTCGACCGTCGCGTCGAGCATGAGGAGCGCGCATGTTCGTTAAAGGGGTAGTCAGACGACAGGTGGGGCTCGAGTGGTGGGCTGGGTTTGCCAGCAGCGTGGTGGTGATTGCTTACGGCTTCCTCACCCCTGAGCCGTTCCACCTACAGATGCTGTTTGCCATGACCGTTGCGCTCGTGATTCAGGTCATGCACGGTCTTCGCACGGCCAGCGAATTGCATAGGGATGAGGTGATGTCGGCGGAGTGGCGCGGGCAGCTAGCCTTGCGCCTCGGCATGGAGCGCCTCGCCAACGAACCGAAGCGCGGAATCGACTGGGAAGAAATCCGAAGCGAGGTAACAGCCGACGTGAAGGCAGCCATCGAAAGTGATCATTTCGACGACCAATTCAAACGTTCCGTCTATACCGAGATGGTTATCCATTTCTGCTCAATACCGCTATCTCTGCTTTTTCGCCCGCTCTTGGGTTGGTGGCTGGCACAGGCGTTGCTCACCTATGCGCCGCGTCTCGTTGTATTCTTGACCACCGGAGTTAGAATATAAGCTAGGCCGATTAGTGTGCCAGTTGGGCTAAATGTCCGGCCCGCCCAAAGGACGAAGGCCGCCCCGCCCACAACTTTCTTTCACAAATTTCCGACCGTCACAACGTCACAAATTAGCAGACTCTACTATTTGTTTTATCTTTTATATTCAATAGTTTATGGGGAATACCGATGAGAGGTTCGAGTTTTCGAGTCTCTCATCGCCCACCATTTTTTCTTTCCCTAAAGTGTCAGATAGCTGGATGATGTTGAGGCCTCGCAGGCAGACGCCCGCATTGTTTCGTCACCTATCTGGAATGCCGATTGGCCACTGATCCAGGTGAAGCGCCCGGCAGCTTCGGATGCGGCGCGCCGCCTGATCCAGCACTCCACCAAAACGGACTACTCCCGGCCCGCCGTGCCACCTCCTATTGGGCGAATGGATGCGGGCCGGCAAAAGTGGGAGAATTCGCCGCCCGGAAATCTCCGCGCTTGAAGGCCTACAATGCCTGGAGGTGTGCCATGAGGACTCTCTGCTCCGCATTGACGCTGTGCATCGCGATTGCCCTTTGCGCGCCAAGCGCCAGATATGTCAGCCTGCCCGGATACGCATTCAAGACGAATCCGAAATGCGAGCGCCACGAGCCGAAGACGCGATTCGACAGAAGGTGCGACTGGCCGAAAGTGGGCTTCAAGGACTTCACGCCCCCGCTTGTGACTACGCTTGGGATCTGACAACGCTTCTCAGCGTCTTTGCGAATCATCGTGGTCCAGGACGCTTGCTCGCCCGACGGCATCCATTGTTTTTTTCTGCGACAGAGTCTCTGATCGTGGTCGAACGCCTTCGCTCTGAACTCCCCACCAGACTCTATATAGCACTTCGGAATCCCGAAATTGGTTGCGGGATTGAAATCATTGCATGTTTTTTTCTGTCGGCACCTCGCGAAGCGCCGCGGATTTCGGAATCCCGAAGCGGGGAATTTCGGGATTCCGAAGTGGCGTTCTAAAGCATGTCGCGCAAAAGTGTGCAGCGGTTTTGCGGCAACGACATGCGCAGATACAAAGAGCTAAAGCGCGAGAAGCGAATCTGAAAGATCGCGACGCGCTTTAGAATCAT